GTTGGCGGGCCAGCGGCCTAGCGCGTGCGGCGCCGCTACAACGCCGCCGAGTCCTTTCCCGTATGCTGATCCATTGTGGTTCGCTGTTTCACGGCCAGCGCCCATACCGGCGCTTTCTGCGCTTCCATGTGTGCCGCCGCTGTCCACCCGACAGGCATCGACGTGCAGTGCTCCGGTGCCGTAGCGCAACACATTCGCGGCGACGGTGCGCTCGCCCAGCGGCTTGCGCGCCAGGACGATGAACTCAGCCGCTGGTTTCAGCGCCGTGCCCCAGCCCGCCCATTGCGCCGCCTCGGGCGTGGCTGGGGCGGTGCGATCCAGTTCGACGCCATCACGGGCGACACCTTGGCCGGGCGCTACAGCAAGCGTCGTGCCGTCATAGCGGCTGGTAACTTCGCGCTTTGCTTCTTCGATCCGATCGAATGCCAGACCAAGCACATCGCATAGCTTGTTGAACTGCTCGGCTGTCGGCAGGTTAAGGCCCAATTCCCAGTTTCTGACGCAACCCGTGGCCCCGCCTGTCTTGCTGAGGAAATGCTTCCCTAGATCGTTGCTGCTGATACCTCTACGGTTGCGTTCCTCGCGCAGCCAAGGCCCGAACCAACCGATTGATGCGCCGCCTCGCTTGTCGATGGCCTTGGACACGTCGAGGCTCTTGGGAAACCCGCTGCCATACAGGAACAGCAGCGTGTCACGTATCTCGAAGCCCGCGTCCTCGATCGCGCACGCCATGCGGTGATGGGTGCGACTGCCACCGAACGCCACGAGGTGCGCGCCGGGGAGTAGCGCGTCGTAGACCAGGCGCCAGGTCGAGGCGCGGAATGCAACGCCCGTGCTGTCCCATTTCCGGCCCATGAACGCGAGTTCGTATGGCGGGTCTGTGACGCACGCGTGGAAACCGCCCAGCTTCGGCAGCTCGTCGAGCATGTCGCCGTGAATGACGCTGATGACCATTGGATCGTTTCGGTTGTTTTCATCGAGGGGAAAATGCGCCGTTCGTTACGACTCGTGGCTATGCGCGTTTCGCATATCGAGTTGGGCGGCAGTCACCCTGCGACCAGACGGGGGTGAGCAGGGCGCCGCCTCTGGCCTCACCCCGGCGGGTTCTTGGCCTTCAGTGCTGCTGTTGCTTCGGCGCCCAGTCCTCTGCGAGCCAGCGAAATGGGTCAGGCTGGATGTAAAGCGCCTCGGCCAACTCAGGGTTGGCCTTCTTTGCCGCCAGAAACCGCTCGATCAGCCCATCGACAATGGCATCGCCCAGCCTGTTGCGCAGTTGGGCCTCGCTGATATTCAGCCGCTCGTTGAACGCACCGTCGGCGTGGGCTTGCGTCCAGCCTCCGGGCCACTCGTCAGGGCGCTTCATCATTCGCGCACCGATAGTGCAGTCAGGCTGACGTTTACGTTACGGACGGCTCCGAACAGCATGACCGCGATGTGGGCTCTGTCGTGGTGCGTGGTGATGACCACCGCTTCATGCCCCTCTAGCGCGCCCTCACAGACGCGCACAGCGGCTCCAGGGGCGAAAGTGGGTCCGACTACCGGAAAACTCCTCCGCGCCGTCTCCGTGGCTCTGAGGGCTACTATGAGGCTATCGGCCACGATGCCGGGTCTTGGTCCGCTCATGAGCAGCTTCTGGACGCCTTCGGTGCGGCAGATTGGGGTCCACGGATCGCGGAGGGCATCGAAGCGGGTGAACAGGTAGCCGCTGAACAGCGGGCGCTCGACCTGGTGCCAGAGCGAGCGGATTCCGTTGTCGCGGATCCGGACGGTGTGCAGCGGGAGGTAGATTTCGTAGCCGGTGCGGCTGAGGTTGCTGGCGGCCCAGCGTTCGGCCTTCGGCCAGCAGGCGACGACGAACCATTGGGGACCGAGGTCTGGCTGCGGCCGGCTGGCTCCGAGCCTGCGGCCGACTATTCCGCTATCGCGATAACCCTGTTCTTCTGGACGGCGTCCGCACGCGACCTGTTCGGCGCCGCGCTCCACGGGTTGTGGTAAATCTGCCACTACACCCCTGTCGGTTGTGACGTCAAGCATGGCTGTCGCCCTCCTCGTCGTCCTCGGGGTCGAAGCTGACCGCCATGTCGGCGGTCTCGGCGATCAGGCGGAGGCAGCGTCTGGCGAACAGCTCGCGCAGTTCGGGCTCGGTGGTTGTGCTCAGCATGAGGCAGACGACGCCGGTGCAGGTGCGGATGGTGTCGTCGGGGTCGAGCCGGTGTTCGCGGCAGGCTCTGGCGATGCTCATGGCGGCTTCCGTCAAGCGGAGCCGGTCGCTATCCCGGTCAAGCATGGCCGTTGGGTTCCTGGCCGACCGCGACATCGAAAAACGCATTGCGCGCTGTCGTTTCGTTTATCAGCAAGTCGTCGTTGCGGCGCGCGGCCATGAGATCCTCCAGCAGTTTCGCTGCTTCCAGAAAGCTGGGCCTTTCGCGGCGGAATCCAGGGATCTGCGCTGCGGTGCGCAAAGCACCGATCGCGTGGTCGTAGCCAGCGTCGGAGGCAATCGCCCACATTTTCGCCAGGCGTTCGGCGTGGTCGCCTTCCCGGTCAAGCATGGCCGTGGACCTTCATGGTATGCGGCTCATCGACGGCGTGGACGATCATGGCGATGGCGATCGCCCCGAACTGGGTGCGCTGGTCGTCGGTGCAGTTGCGGGCCAGCACGGAGCAGATGCAGCCGACCAGGCCAGCGATGGTCAGCTCTGGGCCTTTGTCGCGGATGGCGGGCCAGATGGCGCGGGCCAGGTCGGCGGTCTCGGCATCGAAGCTGTCGCGGTCGCTCTCGAAGGTCATGGCGCAGCTCTCGCCCTGGCGAGTTGCTCGGGCGAGAGATACGCCGTCTTAGGAGGGCTTGGCGTTGGCTCCGGCATGGGGATTGGAACCACATCTGCTGGTTCACGAGGCAACCACGATGGCGGCAGGTATGGCAGCAGATCCGGATTATATTTCGTGATGCCGCGGAGGGTTGTGCGGATCAGGGCGCTGCGTCCGAAGCCTGAGATACCGGTGATTGGCAGGGCCTCGACCTCAGCGACGCGTCGCAGCAGAGCGGCTGGGGTCATATCCGCGAAGAACTTACGATCGTCCTGCTCGGCTGCGGATGGTTCGCGCATCGACTTTGGCACGTAGCGTTGTTCTTCGAGACGAAGGGCAGTGGCGCTTGGCGGTGGGCGGTTGTCTTTCCACCAGCGGGATATCTTTGCCACGAGTTCCGCGTAATTTGGCAGTGTCACGCACTGCGAGGCTATTGCGTCCAGCGACTTGCGCGTGAAAGCCTCGGCTGGGAACCGCTCGGCCAGCATGCCGGCGGCCGCGGCGATTTTGGCCTTGGCGTCGGCGACCCGTTCGTTTCCTGCTGCCAGCACGGCGAGGTCGTTTAGCCAACCTGCGATCAGTCGTTCGTGGTTCATGGCGCCACCAGCCGCAGGTGGGAGTATTCCGGGTCCGGCTGGATTTTCACGAGGAGCGTTGGCAGGTCTCCATCGAGCCGGATCTGTTCGTGCTTGCTCACGGCGCGATGTCGGCAGGCTCCGATCAGGAATGCCACCACATCGCCGGCTGGCCGGTCGTCCTGGGCCGCCTGCAGGACATCCAGGACTCTGGCGCAGTCATCTCCGGCTGCGCTGACCATCTTCCCGATGATGCCGCGGGCTTGCTTGTCTGGCACTCCGGCCACTGCCCGGACGAATTGCGGACCCCTTTCCCAAACCTGATCCCTCGGGCTTCGGTCATGCGGCGACGCGGCCGCAGGTCGCGTCACCTCCGTAGGAGGTGTTCTTTCTTCTCTTCCGTTCTCTTCTCTTCTCTTGGTGTCTGTCACAGACTCTGTGACAACCTCTGTGACAGAGATTTGGTTGTGTTTTTCCCGTTCCTTTGCACGCGCGGCGCGAGCTTTTGACGTCCGCTCGAAGGCGGCGCAGCGGCACCGCCAAGCGTCCATCACCTTCTCCGAGACGGTATGATGATACAGCCTGCCGTCGCTGCATTTGAACCAGCCATGCAGCGCCATTTCCTTTACATTCGGCCAGTTGGCGCCAGCGCCTGAGAGATGCGCGAGGATCCGGTCGTCGGCCGGCAGGCTACCCGCGGGTAGCTGCATGAAGGCCTTGGACCAGAGCGTGAAGGCCGCCTTGAACTCGTCGCCGGTCGAGAGCGCATAAAAATCGCTATCGAGCAGCCGGACCAGTTCGACGGCCATATACGGCATGCCGCGCAGGTCACATTCAGCCGATACAAGCGGCGGGGGGAGTTCACTCATGGCACAGCCCTCTTGTCGCGGCCCGAGGGGTGTGCAAAATACGGGTCAGCAGAGCCCCGTACTCGCGCGCCCGACAGCGCCGATCGGTTAAGATACAGGCCCGCCATGGTTCCAGCCGTGGCGGGCTTCTGCTTATTGTCGCTGATTCGGCCCCGAGTGCAACGTCGGTCATGCCGCGATCTCCACAGCTTCGTTGCCCCAGACATGCCAGCCGACGCGCGCACCACGCGCGAACAGCTCCACCCCCGGCAGCGACGGGAACAACTCCTCGATCATCTCGGCGAAGGCCTCCGGCTTACGGCTGTGCTCAGCCAGCGGCGCAGAGATCACCGACGCATACTGATCCCCAGGCGCCGGCGCCGGGATCGCACCGCGGGTGCCCACCAGCAGCAACTCATGCTGGTTACGATTCCAGTAGCCGGTCCCAGCCCGGTCCTTGTGCCAGATGAAATGCGAGCGATAGGTGAACTCCCACGCAGCCATGACGGTCAGCGCCTCGGGCAGCATCGGCACCGTGGCCCAGAGGAACAGCACCGCATCGTCCGCCGCTGGCACCTTCATGTCGCGGATGTCGTCGAGCGTCAGCGTCGGGTAATGATTGTCCGCGGCACGATCCATGCCGGTCTCTCGCGACCACGGCTCGAAGCGCCAGGGCGGGTCGGCATAGATAATCCCAAACCGCACCGACCCCTCGGTCAGATCCTCCAACTGTCGGGCACCGAGCGCAGCCTCTTTCGCGTCGCGCGCGATCTGCTTCAGTCGGGTCTTGAGATCCTGCGTCGAGCGTGGCGGCGTGGTCTCGGCGCACCAGTCGAGCAGCGGGATTGCCACGTCATCGGGTAGTGGCGCTGTGAGCCGGTGATGCTCATAACCGAGAGTGTTATTGCGCAATAACACTGGCCAACGCTCGGCAACCGACCCAGCAACACGACACGTCCCATGCGTCGGGCCGGTCCAGCTTTCCGCCGATACGATCTGTACCCGGTCGCCATAGCGGGCGCCCCGGTTCCACCAGTCGCCGATGTCCCAGAGCAACGAGTTAGCCGAACGCTCACGCTCGCCTAACTCCATCCCTTCGCTTTCCCACTCGCGAATGCTCTCGTTGACCGCCATTGCCGCGCTCATGACGGCTTGCCCGAATGCGGCTCGACGTGCTCGGCAATGCGGGCAATCGCCGACTGCACCGCGAGTTCGATAATGCGCAGCGCCTGCAATGCAACATACGAGGAGTAGCCCTGCATCACGACAGCAGGCGTCGGCAAGTCCTTGCGCGCGGCGGGCTTTACCTCCGCATGCTTGTAGCCCTTGGCGATTTCCGCGACGCGCCCGCCGTTCACCGCGAAGAACGCCGCGATGTCGTGCTGTTTTTCACCGCGCAACAGCAGACCTTTGACGATAGCCGCCTGTTCTTCATTCAGCATTTCGCCCCCTGTGTTATTCGTTATCGTCGATTGCCGGCACGCGCAGCGCCTTGGGCACCTCGCCCGTCGTTGCCGTGAGCAGGTAGCCGCCGCGCTCTGGATCGCGCACCCCGGTGCCGGTGATCGACCAACCCCAGGCGTCGGTGAGCGTGAAGGCCACAGTGCCGTCGGCGCCGCGGTCGAGCCGGCCGGTCCACTGCCCGTTGCTCATGCCGCCGCGCTCCCGAACCGCTTGTGCCAGCAGCAAAGACACCAGGCCCGCAGCGGCACTTCCCGGCGCAGCATGAACAGGTCGCAGCGCTCACCCGCATCGCCCGGCAGGAACACCGCCGCCGGCTCCGGGCACAGGTCGCAGGTGCGCGTCATGCGGCGCGCCTGATGCGTTGCTTGCGCGGGATGCCCCAGGCATCGAAGAACGCCAGCATTTCATCGGCATTGCGGACCACGCCAACGCGCCCGCCGCCGGCGATGCACGCCGACATGATCGACTGCTGCGCTAGGCTCAGTTCGCCTGTGTCTGTCTTGATCTCGACCAGATAGACGCGGCCCGACCACAGGATGAACGTGTCCTGTATCCCCGCCACGATCCCGCGCCCGACCCTGATGCCAGGCACTTCCCCGGCGTAGTTCGCGTGATCGATGCTCCACCACACCACGCCCTGCGGCGACACCTTGCCGGGCGGCGCCACCTCGAGCCGCAGCACGTCGCAGATCTGCTTCTGCAGCGGATGCTCGGCGACCACCGGGGCGCGGAGCCTGAACGGCCGCCGGCTGGTTTTCAGCGCCGCGCTCATGCCGCCTCCTGCTGTGCGGCGGTGGCGGCGATCGACAGCAGCAGATCGCGGAACTGGATCGGCGTGGCGTTGCGGATCTCGGTCTTACGCTTGCCGCCAGCCAGCGCGACGATGCCGATGCGCCTTGCCTTCGCGTAGCCGTGCCGGGCCAGCATGGTCGGGTCGAGCCGCTGCGGCCCTCTGCCCCATCGCAGCGGAGGCAGCTCGGTGCCGACGGCATAGAGCCATGAGCTTTTGCGTGAGGCGTGACCATAGAAGCCCTGCTCGACCTGACAGCACCATCCACCGTGGACGTCCTGCTGCCAGCCGCCCGTTGCCGGCGGCCAGGGCAGCCCGTGCGCCAGCCACGCATGGCTGTGGGCCGGATGCTCCAGCACGCCGCCCCAGCGCCGCACCGATGCCAGCGCCGCGGCAAAGCAGCCACCGTCGTCGCCGAGCTGATACTGGTGCGGCCTGGCCGTGCTCCCATGCCAGAACCGTCCCCAACGTGCGCAGGGCGGGTGACAAACCGTCGGCCAGGGTCCCGCATAGGTCCGGGCATCCCTGGCCTCGTCCCAGACGTCGACGCCGGGCAGCCCCGCATAGACGCCGTTGTGCTGCACATAGAGCGCCGCGATCATGCCGCGGCCTCCCGGCGGGGCAGACGCTGCCAGCACAGCCGCACATGGTCCGGGCAGTAGGGCGCCCCAGGCGCCACCGGATCGCCGCAGAAGTAAAAACCCACCCTGGCCGGCTGGCCGATCGGATACTGACAGCCCCGCACCGGGACGATGGCCGCCCGTTGCAGATCCAGCCGCGGCGGTGGCGCAGGCTCTGGCCGGCGCTCCACGATCGGCTTGGGCGCCGCCGCCCGCGCCTTGGCCATCGCCAGCCGGGTGCGCTCGCGCTTGCGCTCAAGGGCCGCCAGCGCCGCCTCGAGCCGCACCGCCTGCGCCGGCGGCCCCTCGATCTGATGCCGGTGGCAGAACCCAGCCACCGCGTTCTTGCTGATCCCTAGCCGCCGGCCGCACTCGCGCAGCGACAGGCCCTCGGCCCGCCAGGCGCGCAGCAGTTCGACCCGTTCTGGCGCATCGGTCATTCGGCCGCCAGCCGCGGGCGGCGCGCCTTGCAGGCTGCGGCTGCCTTGGGCGTCGGCTTGCGCGGCGGCTTCCGCGGAGCCGGCCGCTTGTAGATGTCGGGGCGCAGCAGCCAGCGCGGAATGCCGGTCACCTTCGACACGACATCAATCTGGTGCGCCGGAACCCGCCGCCATTTCCCCACTGCGGCGTGCGAAATCCCCGCCGCCTCGGCGATCCGGCGAATGGTCAGTCGGCGTTGGAACGCCTCTTCCAGAACGGCGTCGCGCTGCTGCGGCATCCCCTCACGTTGCAACGGGCAACGCGGATGCACAAGAGGCTTGCGGCGCGGCGACGGCATTGCCAATCTTGGCGGGTTACCGCGGGCAACCCATTAGCAGGTGTAATTTTGTTGTCGACGATCGGAAATTGGATCAGGCAATCACGAATGCGCAGTGGCCTGTCTCAACTCGAGCTGGCGGACCAGATCGGCGTGGCACGCTCGACGTTGACGCTATGGGAAAGCGGTAAGAGGACGCCTGAGTTTGGCAGCATCAGCGCGATTGCGCAGCTAACCCAATGCGATTTACCGCAGTTGCTCTCAAAACTGGTCCAGCATCCCACGGACCGTGACGTCCTGTCAGTGTTTCATGACCTGCAACCAGAACAGCAGCAGGTGTGGGTCCATGTCGGGATGCTCATGTCTGCTAAGGGCAAGACAGCTGTCAGCGATCGCCCCGATGCGCACCCAGTCCCCAGGCGAAACGCTCGCCGCGCAATCGCTTAGAGCGATCAGCCCACGCAGATAATTAGGGTTATTGAGGGCTTCAGACGCTGATTGAGGTTGCGCACTAGGGTTGCCTGATGCAACATGTCCACCGAATTGGCGGTGAGGCGTAGAGTGCTCGTCAGGATCGATATTGGGGGCAAGCGGCTCGCCAGGCAAGCCAGGATTGCCCCACCACGACGAGTGACAGGCTTCCAGCGTCAGCGCCGCGAATTGGGCCTGATAGGCTGCGACATATTCAGCGAGTTGTCGGAAACTGTCTCCGAGCAGCAACGGCATCATTTTAGGGTCGACGACGAGCGGCACGGCCGATCTCCCCTAGGTGATTGTTTCCGGCACGTTACACCAATTTTACCCGCCGGACGTGTCCGCGCCAGAGCATTTTCGCCTGGGCGCCAGGCGTCCCGTTCCCGGCGTGGCCCACAACCTGTGACTCTTCAAAGCAATGGCTCGTCCTCCTGCAAAATAGATGGAACGGCCTGTCACGGCGAATTAACGCCCGTCTCCTCTGAATGGACCGACTGAAATGGACAACGCAGACCTGCTGACCAATGCCTCAGCGCTGATCGAGCGTTACCGTGCCGAGGCTGCCAGCACACTCAACGAGATCGACCGGCTGCAGGCGCGGCTGGAGATCCTGAACGAGACGCTGGAGGCGTTGACCGGCACCAAGCGCCGCACCCGGCGCCAAGCAGCACCGCCCAAGCCGGCGCTGCTGCCCGACATGCAGCCGGCGGACTATCTGGTGCCGGAGTCAGCGGCGTGAAACCGCCCAGCCCGCGCCAGCTCTCGGACGCCTACGCGGTGCTGCTGCAGGCCCGCGAGAAGCTGCTGGCGATTGATCCGAGCATGCCGGAGTCCGACCCGACGCTGTTCGGCGACATGCTCGACGGGGAAAGCGGCGACGCGATCAGTGCACTGGATCGACTTATTCTGTGCGCCATCGAAGCTGAAGACCTGGCATCCCAGGCGCATCTGCGGGCGCAGGAGATCGCCGAGCGCAAGGCGCGCTACAAGAAACGCTCCGAGGCACTGCGCGATACAGCATTCCAGCTCATGGCTGCCTTGGAACTCAGGCGCAGAGAAACGGGACAATTTACTGCCAGCGTCAGAAGCACGCCGCCGAAGGTGGTGATCACCGACGAGACGGCGCTGCCGCCGGCGATGGTCCGAACCCGCACCGAGCCCGACAAACTGCTGATTGCCGCGGCGCTGAAGGCGGGCGGCGAGGTGCCGGGCGCTGCGATGTCAAACTCAGGCGAAACTTTAGCTGTGAGAACGAATTGAGATGAACGCCATAGCCCCGATCGAGCGCACATCGCTTGAACCTAAGACGATCGATGAGGCCATGCGTTTCGCGGCGCTGCTGGCAAAGTCGACGATGGTCCCGCGCGACTATGTAGGCAAACCCGAGAACATCCTCGTGGCAGTGGCCTGGGGCCGAGAAATTGGCCTGGGCACTCTACAGGCGCTGCAGAACATCGCTGTAATCAACGGACGCCCCAGCATTTACGGCGATGCCATGCTGGCCCTGGTCCGGGGATCTGGCATCTGCTCCTACGTCCACGAGAGCATCGAGGGTGACGGTGACGCCAAGAAAGCGATATGCCGGACGCTGCGCAAAGGCGAGCCGCAGGAAACCGTGGCTGAGTTCTCAATAGCCGATGCCAAGAAAGCATCTCTTTGGGGGAAATCAGGCCCTTGGTCGCAATACCCCGAGCGCATGCTGAAGATGCGCGCCCGCAGCTTCGCCCTGCGTGACGCCTATGCTGATGTGCTGCGCGGTGTGATTGCGGCTGAGGAAGCCCGCGACATTCCGGCGGATGAGTTCCGCGGCCCGACGCTCGACCACGAGCCGTCGCCAGCAGAGTCCACACCACCACCACCGCCGCCGATCGACCCGATACCCGGCCGCGTGCCAGGCGGTGGCCAGCCGACGCCCACCGAGCCGGCCAAGCCGCCACGCCAGACCATCGCCGGCTGGCTTGAGGCTATGGAAATCGCCCTGGCTGACGCCGGCACCGACCGTGTGCAGGTGGACCGGATCTTGTTCGATGCGAGGTCCATGCAGATCGCCCAGACGCTGCGGAACGGCGCCCTCGAGCGATACAACCGCATGAAGGCCGCTGCGATCCAGCGCGCCAATCCGGCGCCGCCGCCCGAGGAGGAAGTGCCGGAGGAGGAAGGCGATACATGGCCCGGACCTGACGTGCGCGCGCCAGCCGCGGCTTGACTAGGTGACGGCAGGTTGTGCAGGCTGCGACCGCCGCAACTCCTGCTGTTGATCCCCGATGCTCACACACTCCTGGTCGTTCTGGCTCGCCCTCTGGGCGGTCGGCCCGCCGCTATTTCTACTGCTGGCGCTGCTTAGCCGCGCTCTCAGCCGGCGCCTCCGGTGACTCTGCGCGCCGGGATCCGCGACGACCTCTCGGAATACCTCACGGCGCTTGGGATCGTCGCCGCGGCGCTGCTGCTGGGCCTGGTGCTCGGCCTGGCGGCTGGCTGGTGGTGGTGGGGGCACTAATGCCGGGGCGCATGATCGCCCGGAACATCTGGTCGGGCGATGGCCGCACCGGCATGAGGTTTGAGCCAGAGTTGTGGGATGCGATCGACGAAATCTGTGAGCGCGAAGATCTCGACCGCAACGAGCTGGTGCGGCGCATCGAGGAGAACGGCTTCGTCGGCACGCGAACCGGCGCGGTCAGGGTGTATCTGGTCGAGTATTTCCGCCGTGCCGCGACCGAGGCAGGCCACCGGGCGATCGGGCATGGGCGACGCAAGACGTGATGTGGTTCATCGCGGTCTCGCTGCTGGCGATGGTCCTGGTGTTCATCGCTCTGCTGCAGGTCGTCGTCCGCATTCCCGGCCTTCTGCCGCCAAGCCTGATCGTCATGGCAGCGGTCATGGCCGGCATGGTGCTCGGCCTGGCGATCGGCGGGATGGTGTGTGTTGCAGGAGTTTTCGGACCGTAAGGCGCGATAACCGGGCTTATCGCGCGTAGTGGAATTAGCCACGAAAGAACCCGAATGACGGCCAAAACAGCAGCCCGGCGGCGGACGATGGCCAGTTCCGAGTTCCTTCAGCAGACCGGACCGCGCCTGCTTTGGCTGCGCGAGGCATGGGAAGAGTTGGAGCCGGGGAAGCACTCTCAGGTGCAATGGGCGCGGCGCTTTGGCATCCGGCCACCGGATTTGTCGCGCTGTGAGAGGGGCCTTCAGGCAGTGAATACCGATGCCCTGGCGCTGCTCCTGGCAAGCACGGGTGCGTGCGCCGATTACTGGATGTTCGGCGTCATGTGCGACGTGATGAACCCCAAAGTCAGAGCGATCCTGATGGACCGGCACGAGGGGTTGATTGACGCGCCAGCATGGCGTCATCGCAATGAGACATTGGGCTCACTCTGGCGAATGTCGCTAGGGCGCCGCCGCGAAAGAGCGAGTCGGAGGACTTGAGTGTGATCTGACCAGCCGGCACTGCTATCCTTCCCCGCCTGGCAGGGGAGGACGCATTGAGACGCCTGCACATGCTCTGGGGACTGCCCCTCGTCGTCCTGCTCCAATGCGCGCTGAGCCTGATCCCGAAATCGCGCGCCTCGCGTCAGGGCTCCAGGTATATCGACGCGTCAGGCTTCCCGGTCGAGCAGGATAACTGCGTCAGCAGCTCATGGGCCGCCATGTGGGCGCGGTATGGACCACATCGCCGCAGCACCGATCGCAACCCTCTGCACGGCTGAAAAAGAAAGGCCGCAGTTGGGATAGAGCGGCACTAAAGTGGTGGCTCAGTCTGAAGCCCGCAGGCTAGCACAACCCGCGGCTGCTTGCAGCCCCCAGCCTGACGGCGCCAAGTAGGCGGGACGACAGGACGCTGAGAACATCCTGCCGCCCCTGACCACAACCGCGATGGAACCGCGACCATGGCTACCGAACAAAACACACCCATCTGCCGGTCCTGCAAGTGGCACCAAGCCGGCGATCGCTGCGGCCACCCGACCTCTCGCCAGGCGCCAGAGATCGATCCTGTCGACGGCCGGGTGAGAACACCAGGCGGCCCCGCGCTCTGCTGGATGGTCCGCACCCTCAATTACGAGCGCGTCTGTGGCCCCAGAGGCAAATACTGGGAGGCGGCCACATGAACGCCGCCACCGTGCTGTTCATCATCTGCCTGTCGATCATAGCCATAGTCGGCACCATCGCCCTGGTGGCCACAAACTTCGAGCGCATCATCGTGTTCGTGCTGCGCGCCATCAACGCCCCGGTCTACCTGGAGGCGCGCATGGTCGCCGCGCTGATCTACCAGCGCCCGGCAGAGTGGCAGACCGAGACCTACGCCATGGTGCATCCCAAGGTCGGCAAGCTGCGCGCCACGATCGCCGCCCGTAGCGTGGAACTCTCCGGTCCGTTCGGCGAGTGGGAACCGAACTTCATCGAGCGGCAGATCATCTGGGACGCGGTGGTCTGGTATCGCACCCACTACACCAAGGCGAAGCTGACCGCGTTCATGAGGGCGTCATGAAGCTGTGCAAGGACTGCCGCTGGATCGATTTCCCAGGCGCCAGCCACCCGAAGTGCCAGCACCCCACCTCGACGACGAAGGCGGTCACCAGCCCGGTCACCGGCAAGACGACCCCCGGCGAGCGCCTGCCCTGCGAGACGACGCGCGCCAGTGCCTACGTCAGGATTTTCCCCAACCTGTGCGGCCCCGATGCGCAGCACTGGGAGCCGGCAGGCAGCCCGCGCGGTGTGGGGTTCGTGTAGGAGGCTGGGAAAACGAATATCCTTTAAGAGGACATTCGTTCAGCGGCGCTCCTGGAGGAATGAAAAGAAGAGACTTCATACGAAGTCTCTACGGCCCAGGCAGAATTAAATGTGCTTTAAAAGCACAATTAACTATCCTTTTTGAGGATACTTACCAGCGCCCTGCTGGCCAATGTCGGGCGAGACGTAGCACGGCGGGGTTCATTTGAGCGGGCCGTAGATATCCGGGCGCAGCCGGTGGCGGGAAATCCCGGTTAGCCGCTCGATCTCCAGCACCCGCAGCGGCGGCGTCCTGGTCCATTGCGCAACCGCCTGGTGTGCAATTCCTAGTTCTCTGGCTAATGCTCGAATCCCGCCCATACGGCGGATCGCATCGTGAAGAGGCTTGTCAACTGGCATCCCGGTAATTTGGGGCCGAACGCCCTTCCTGGCAAGTTGTGCTTGACACCAGCGCTGGTGTCAACCATGTCTTGCCGCGCGGCGATGGCGATCGTGCCGTCCGCTCGCAGCCCAGAAAGGGACTTTTGAATGTCTGAGAACCAGTCGGCACCGCGTGGCGTCGCCAAGGCCCGGCCTCCCGCTCTGCCGGCGACCACTTCGGATCTGCTCGGTCAGCGCAAGTTCGAGATGAAGCGCACGCTGAACGACCACGTCGAAACCATTCACTTGAAATTATACGAGAACGAGGATTACCAGCGGCTGCTCGACGCGGTCTACGACGAGGACGCAGTCGAGGGATCGCTGGCCGCCGACAATCTGCTGGCCGCCAAGATGATCCGGGACTTCGCGATTGCGGACGGCTTCGATCCGTATGTCGCGGACAAGAAGCTGGCGACAATCGCCAAAGCGCTCGGCGTCGTGTTGCGACGCTATGGCGTGAGCCGCAAGGAACGCTCGCGCATGATCGACGGCGAGACCGTCGAGCCTAACGGCGAGTGAACGGCTGGCGGCGTAGGCGATACCTGCGTCGCCGCCCTTTTTGGGATCGTTCGATGAAGACATACCCCCTGCATCCAGCGTGCTCGGCATGGCCGCGCATGTCGGAAGCTGAGTTGGCAGAACTGGCCGCGGACATGAAGGCGAATGGCCAGCTTGAGCCGGCGACGATCGCGCCGGACGGCCTGTTGCTCGATGGAGCCAACCGTCAGGCCGCCTGTGCGATCAACGGCACTGAGTTGAACGTGGTCACCCACGATGGCGATCCTGTTACGTTCAGCCTCTCCAAGAACCGGCACCGTCGGCACATGGACAAGGTAGCACTGGCATTTGTCTGCGCCGAGATGGCGAAGCTGCCGCGCGGCGCACCACCTGGCAACGCCAACGCAGCGAAAACAAATACTGTAAATACAGGTTTTGTTTCTAGCCTTAAAACCAATGCTGCGATAGCCAAAGCAGCTGGCATACCGGGATACGCAGTCGAAGATGCCAAGGCCATTTTGAGCAAAGGCAGCGCTCAGGTAATCGACCTTGTCAGAGCCAAGAAGGCCGGCCTGCGTGCCGCCGCCGACTATGTGCGCAAGACACCCAAGGACAAGCAGGTGCCTGATCCGAATGTCATCAAGGACAGCCGGTCCGCCAAAGGCAAGCGCACCACCACCGCAGGTGACAGCGACGCGGCCCGCGAAGTGCGCGAGCACGTCCGTCCGCTGATCGAGCAGGGCGATCTGCTCCACGTCCAGGAGGTGGTGGCAGCGACCGGCCGCTCGCGCATTATCGCCGAGGCTGCCATCGCATTCGAGCGTGGTCGCGCGGAGGGCATAGCCGAAGCCGGCGAGACCGCAGCGCCCGATCCATCGACGCTGCCGAAGACCGCACAGGAGAAGCTGGCGCTGTTCGAGCGCCGGCTGCGCGCGCAGCTTGAAGCCGAGTTTGAACAGCGCGTCCGCGACGAGGTGAAGCGCCGGCTGGAGGCGCGCGATGCGGAGGACAGCGTGGCGGTCGAGCAGGCCAACGAGTTGATCCGGCAGAACACCGGGCGGATGCGGCCGCCGTTCACTGCCGAGCAATACCACCAACTGCTCTGGGCATTGCATCCGGACAACCGTGACCCCGCCAAGGTAACGGCCGGCTTCATCCTGCTGCGGCAGAAGAAGCTGAGCCTCTGCGACGAGGGGCCGATCAAGCGCAAGTCGAGCTTCGCCCCGATGCCGAAGACGCTGGAGGAACTGCAGGCGCGCAAAAAGACAAGGGCCTGAGCGGCGCTGAAAGACGCCGCCGACTAGCCTCTAAGCTTCCCGAGTCGGTCGTGGGTGGTTTTCGCGGAACTCTTCGATCCTACGACGTGCGCGATCGACAAGGTCTTGTGCCCGCTTGCGCGCCGCAGCGATGACCTCCGGATGTGCCTCGACCCACGCCTTTGAGGCTTTCGTGACGGTCTCCCAGTC